GTGCTGGTGACACCATCAAGATGGAGCTTATGGATATTCTAAAGGGTGAGTATGTAAATCCTCATGTATCCATATGGTACTACAAGCTTGATGATATTTCTGAGATAAACGACCCATCAATGTGGGTTAAAGCTCAACCTAACATAGGCAAAACAGTTAGCTACGAGACATATCAACTCGAGGTGGAGAAAGCTGAGAAGTCACCTGTGAACCGAAACGATATTTTGGCGAAGAGGTTTGGCATACCGTCAGAGGGTTACACGTATTACTTCACTTATGAAGAGACAATCTGTCACAAGAAGCGTGACTATTGGGGTATGGGTTGTTCCATGGGCGCTGACTTGTCGCAAGGCGATGACTTCTGTGCTTTTACATTTTTGTTTCCACTTCGAGATGGGTCTTTCGGTGTAAAGACAAGAAGCTATATTTCTTTCAGGACTTTAGCCCAGCTGCAAGGAGCTATGAGAAAGAAGTATGAAGAATTCATGGAAGAGGGAACTCTAATAGTTCTAGACGGAACTGTTTTGGACATGGACGAAGTTTACGACGATCTCGATAAGCATATCATAGACTGTCAATACGATGTTCGATCTTTCGGTTACGACCCATATAACGCTAGAGAGTTCGTAGAACGATGGACAACTGAGAATGGCGATTTTGGAGTAGAGAAAGTAATCCAAGGAGTTAAAACTGAGTCTGTGCCACTAGGCGAATTAAAGAAATTGGCAGAGGATCGACTTCTTTTATTTGATGAAGAACTTATGCACTTCGCGATGGGGAATTGCATCGTGCTTAAAGACACAAACAACAACAAGAAGTTGATGAAGAAACGCCACGACCAGAAGATCGATAACGTTGCAGCATTGATGGATGGTTGGATAGCGTATAAGTTGAATAAGGATAGTTATGAATAAAGGTGAATATATACCACACAGTGTAGATGGCGAATTGTACCATTATGGCGTCCTAGGGATGAAGTGGGGCGTTCGAAAAGCAAAAAAAAAGTGGAGGGACATATACGTATAAAAGCTCTAGGACTAAAACGTTTGAGAAAGCGGAACAAAAAGCTAACGAGAAATTTAAACAAACCACTAGCACGACTCCGGCTGTCGCGACTAAAGCGAATGTTACTAAAGTGGCTAACGCTTATAATCAGACTGTTTATAATAAACAACTTACAAAATCTAGTAAGAAAGCCGATAAAGCTGTTCAGAAGGCAGCGGAGTCTATGAGTTGGGGGAAAGCGGCTTTGATGACTGCGGTGTCCCCTGTATATTCGTATAAAACGTATAAAGAAGTTAAGACTTTGGAGCCAACTAAAACCGGTAGCGCAGTTGTTAGAGGGATATTAGGCAGCGGATTATCCGCTGCAACAATTCCTGTGTTAGCAGGTGTTGCTGGCAATGCTACTACCACGATATCTGCCCAGGGTTACAAAGCTGTCTCCGAAAATGGTCTCTTTATACGAGATGGTAGATTACAAAAAGGAGCAAAATAATGACTAAAGGTGAATACATACTGCATAGTGTGGACGGCGAATTATACCATTACGGTGTTAAAGGTATGAAATGGCGTAATAGAAAGGCCGCTACGATCGCCGATGAGATAGCATATGCGAAGGACAAAGCTTCGGAAGCAGCCGAATATACTAAGGACCAAGCAGATTCCGTAACAGCAAAGGCAAAAGCAGCTAAAGCTAAATACGATCTTGATAGTAGTGTTAAGTCGATGAAGAAAAGCCCATCTTTGTCGAAAGCTGGGTCTGTTGTCTCTAATCTTATATCTTCTGCTGGGGCTACTCTGATATCGAACATTAAAGATATGAAAGTTAAGATAAAATCTAATATGTAGGTGTCTTACTATATGAATAAATATGAATACATACTACATAGCGTAGACGGAGAATTATACCATTACGGCGTCCTAGGAATGAAGTGGGGTGTTCGTAAAGCTAATAAAAGCCTGAATAAAGCTTCTAAGTACGCATCTAAATCGTCCAAGTCCACAAGTAAAGCTACGAAGCTCACTAAGAAAGCGTCTAAATCCACTAAAAAAGCGGCTAAGCTTACGTCTTTAGCATCTAAGACAACTGACGAGTCAAAGAAGACTTCGTACACCAAAAAGGCCACCAATCTAACTAATAAGGCTGAGAAATATACAACTAAAGCTAGTAAATACAATGAAAAAGCAACTAAGTATTACGCCAAAGCTTCTTCGAAGTATGCTACTGGTGCCAAGGTTACGTCTAAGCTAGTCAATAAGTACTCCAAGATGTCAACGAGTAGTGTCAGTGATTTAAATGAACAGGGAAACTATAAATCGACTGTGGATGCGTTATTGCTTAAGGTGGGGACTACAGGCGCCTCCGTTACTAGTGCTGGAATAAGTCGGTTAACATCAGCTTAAAAGTATCGTTGCTAAACGCCATAAGGAGGTGAACATTTTTGAAGAGTCGAAACATATCTTACAGACTAAAACATGCTTGGAATGCTTTTAAGTATGAAGAAGCGTCAAGAACTAATTTCACATATTCTTATGGTATGAGTTCAACGATACGAGAGGATAGAACAAGACTTAAACCATCTAACGAACGTTCTATCATCGCTTCTGTTTATACAAGAATAGCTACCGATGTTGCGGCTATACCTCTAAAACATGTAAGAGTCGACTCTAACGATCGTTACAAAGGAACGATAAATTCTGGATTGAATACCTGTTTAAGTTTGGAAGCTAATATAGATCAGACAGGCAGGGAGTTTATTCTAGATGCTGTTTTATCTATGTTTGACGAGGGTCATGTGGCGTTGGTGCCGATAGAGACCCAAGACAATCTTCTAACGACGTCGTCTATCGATATTTTATCGATGAGAGTCGGCAAGGTTACTCAATGGTTCCCAAGATATGTTAGGGTAGAGGTTTATAACGACAACATTGGCAAGAAACAAGAGATAACTTTACCAAAAGATAAGGTTGCTATAATTGAGAATCCGTTCTACTCTGTTATGAACGAGCCAAATTCTACTTTGCGTAGACTTAATCATAAGTTGAATTTGCTTGACGTCATAGATGACCAGACAAGCTCTGGCAAACTAGACTTGATCATTCAACTACCATATGTGATTAAGACTGAGCAGAGAAGGCAAGAGGCTGAGAAGCGTCGTAAGCAGATAGAAGAGCAATTAGCAGGCACCAAGTATGGAATAGCTTACACCGATGGTAGTGAGAGAGTTACGCAGCTTAATCGATCGCTAGAGAATAATCTAATGTCGCAGATCGAATATTTAACGAGTATGCTATACAGCCAGTTAGGATTGACGAAAAGCGTATTTGATGGGACAGCGGACGAAGCTACGCAACTTAATTACTACAATTCTACGATCGAACCTATATTGTCAGCATTTGCTGACGAGATGAAGCGTAAGTTCTTAACTAAGACGGCTAGGACTCAGGGGCAATCTATATTATTCATTAGAGATCCATTTAGGTTGGTCTCCATGGATAAGATTGCTGACATCGCAGACAAATTCACCAGGAACGAAATTCTTTCAACAAACGATATTCGTTCTATCATTGGGATGCAGCCTGTCGATGATCCTAGGGCAGACGAGCTTAGAAACAAGAATCTTAACGCTTCTGATGCACAACTCCAGAACCCAATGTATACAACTGGCGAGGAGTCTTCTGATACGTCAGGATATTCTCAAGGGGTTGAGCAAGATCAAGGCGATGGTCAATATGATTTATTAAGTCAGCTTGGATTGAGATAAGGAAAGGAGAGTTCAAGTGAAATACGATTTTTGTGGTTATGCTACTAGAAACGGCATCACATGCGCCGATGGGCGAGTCATCATGCGCGATGCGTTTAAAGATAACAACGGAACAAAAGTTCCGCTAGTATGGCAACACCTTCATGATGACCCATCGAATATTTTGGGCCACGCGGTTCTTGAGAATCGTGATGACGGTGTTTATGCTTATGCCAGCTTTAATGACAGCGAAGAAGCTGCCAAAGCTAAAGAACTTGTACGTCATGGTGATATTACAAGCATGTCTATCTATGCGAATCGTTTGAAGCAAAACGGCTCGAACGTAATGCATGGCGTTATTCGTGAAGTAAGCTTAGTTATAGCTGGCGCTAACCCTGGCGCGTACATTGAAAACGTATCATTTTCTCATGGCGATGGCACCTACGACGAAAGCGATACCGACGCTATAATTCACACAGGGGAAGATATCAAGATTTCCGAAGATGAGCCAGAGCCTAAGGCCGAAGAAGTGAAGCCTGAGGAGAAACCTGAGGAAGTCGAGGATGAAGTTAAACATGCCGATAGTGAAGGAGAAAAAATGGCTAACGGCGAGAAAACAGTAGAAGACGTATACAACGAGTTCACTGATGAACAAAAAGACGTTGTTAATTTCTTAGTTGGCGTTGCGTTGGAGAACGCTGGCGGTGGCAGTGCAGAACATGGAGATTACGAAGGAGAAACCTTTATGAAACATAACGTATTCGAGGATGGCTATGGAGAAGAGAACACTCTTTCTCATGATGATTTGAAGGCTGTATTTGATGACGCTCCACGCGTTGGTAGCTTGAAGCAATCATTCCTCGAGCATGGTATTGAGAACATCGATTACCTCTTCCCAGAGGCTCACAACATCACTCCTACCCCGGAGATGATCACCCGCCAAATGGACTGGGTCAAAGACGTTTGGGGCGCAACCAAAAAGACCCCATTCGCTCGTATCAAATCAACCGCAGCGAATCTAACTGCAGACGCAGCTCGTGCAAAAGGTTATATTAAGGGCAAGAAGAAACTCGAAGAGCAACTCACTTTGCTCCGTCGTACGACCACCCCTCAAACCGTTTATAAATTGCAGAAGCTCGATCGAGATGACATCATTGACATCACCGACCTTGACGTTGTAGCTTGGCTCAAGGCTGAGATGCGTATGATGCTCGACGAGGAGCTTGCTCGTGCTATCCTGGTTGGCGACGGTCGTACAGCTGAGGCTGAGGACAAGATCAAGACTGATAACATCCGTCCTATCTATCAAGACGACGACATGTACACAATTCACTACGACGTGAACTATCCTGCAGACGCAGACGACACAAAGAAGAGCAACATTCTTGTTGATTCTGCAATTCTCGCTCGTAAAGATTATAAGGGCTCTGGTTCCCCAGTTCTTTATGCCACAAACGAGACTATCAACTCGATGCTTCTCGCTCGCGACACCCTTGGTCATCGTCTTTACAAGACCATGCAAGAGCTTGCTGACGCTCTTCGCGTCTCCAAGATCGTTGAGGTTCCGGTCCTTGAGGGCGTAACTCGTGAGGACGCTGACAGCAAGCAGCATGAGCTCCTCGGCTTGATTGTTAACCTTTCAGACTACACTGTTGGCGCTGACAAGGGCGGCGAGGTTAACCTCTTCGACGACTTCGACATTGACTACAACCGTTACACCTACTTGATCGAGACTCGTTGCTCTGGCTCTCTTAACAAGCCATACTCGGCAATCGCTCTTGAGGTCGAGTCGACTGTAGCAGCTGGCTAGAATCGTTCGAAATGACTAGGTTCTACGGAAACGTAGGATACGCTGTAACCAAAGAGACGGCGCCTGGTGTTTGGACGGAAACGATAGAGGGGCATCCATATTACGGCGATGTGACTAGAAACACTAAACGAACGGTTACTTCGACTTCTATCAACGACGCTATATCCGTCAATAACTTGATAAGCATAGTCGGAGATCCGTTCGCTTACGAAAATTTCTTCTCAATTAAGTACGTAGAGTGGATGAACTCAAAGTGGAAAGTCACTAACGTTGAAGTCCAATACCCGCGCCTTATCTTGACGATAGGAGAACTGTATCATGCGTCCGAGAACTGATCTACAAACCATTCTCGAAGATTTACTCGGAACGCGTAACGTATATTTTCAGCCCCCTGAGAATGTTAAGATGCAGTACCCTTGTATCGTTTACGAGTTATCCTCAGAGAGATATTCCTATGCGGACAACATAAAGTATCGACAGCTCAAGAGATACTCTATAACCGTAATAGACCGAGATCCAGACACTGAGATACCTGACAAACTTAGAGAATTGAAGTATTGCTCGTTTGAGAGATATTTCAGATCTGAGAATCTCAACCACTTTGTATTTGAAATTTACTTTTAGTTAGGAGACCACTATGGATGGAAAACTTAAGTGGGATGTCATTGGCACCCGTGAGTATGAAAACGGAACCGACCGTGGCGTAACGAAAGTCCTTCTGGAGCCGACGCTAACGACCTTTGGGCTGACAACATGAAGTATGCAACACTTCGCTCAGCCGAAGACTTTAGCTTTACAATCGAGGCTTACACCTACCCAGAGGAGTTCGCAGCTTGCGACGGCTCTGTTGCTTATGCGACAGGCGTCTATGTCGGTCAACAGGCTCGTCAAGGCTTTGGCTTCGCTTATCGCACAAAGGTCGGCAACGACACTTCAACCGAGAATGATGACGGTTACAAACTTCATCTCATCTATGGTTGCACAGCTTCGCCATCGAGCAAAGACTATGGCACAGTCAATGACAACCCAGATGCTATTACATTCTCATGGGA